CACATAGGTTAAATGTATAGCATCCCAAGCTAAGCTTTTCCCTCTAAATCTAGAGGCTACATGAATATCTGTAGCTAAAGCTACAGGTCTAAATACAGTTAATACATGTTTAGCCTTAGTTAGCATTTTAGGTACTCTAGGATCTAGTTTAGAAGTCCCTTCTTTAAAATGTTCTAATTGCTCGTTCCAAGTACGAGCTCCTTCGTGAATACCATAGTCTACTCTTATAGTCTTAATAGACTCTTTATGTATTAATACTAAATCTCTATGTACTTTCTCTAGAGATTTCTTACTTCTTTTTCCAAAATAAAACATTAGTTTTTAGGATTTATAATGTTAAGGTCTTTAGCTAATTGTACTGTCCTTAGCTTTATGGCCGTAAATTTAGTTTCTAATAATTCTTTAATTACTCTACGATCTTTACCTGAAGTGATAGAATCATCTACCAATGTAATAACTTCTTCTACTGTATTAGCAGCTACAAATTCATCTAATCCTATATTTTTATACTTAAACTTAGATAAATCTTGCATATCACTAGTATATAAATTGGTAATTTCCATAATAAGTTTCTGTTTCGTATCAAAGTTAGATATTTTAAATCCTCCTTCTGGAGAATATACCATATTATGAGCCATCATAAATATTTTAATATGAGCTTGGTAGAATACCCAATCATACACTTTAACCATCTGCTCCATAGTAATATTAGCAGAGTACTGCTTTAATATAACATCTAAAATATTAGACTGTTTTTGTACATGGTCTGTTAAAGAAGTCATGACATCTCTATCTACCTTTCTAGTTTTAAATTCTATGTACCATTTGAATCCCATAAAGCCTAGGACTGTAGCTAGACCTAGTAAAGACCAAATTCCATTAATCTGAGTTAAGTCAAAGTTATTCATCACTTAGTGTTAGGTTTATTTTTAGCAATATTTTCAGTTGCTTTATTATGTCTTACAGTTTCTCTATGACTCTTTTTAGCTAGAGTATAATCATTAACTATTTTGTCTATATCAGCATTGAGCTTATCTCGTTTCATAGTGAGCTCATCATTATCCATAGAAGTATAATCAGTAGAGTTAATTTCATTTCTCTTCTCAATCATCTTCATCATCTCTACTTCTACCTTAGTATCGTTATCCCTTTTGTTAGAATCTTCTTCTATATCTAGTTCTCTAGTTCTAAGAGCAGCTTCTTCAGCTTTTGCTTTCATCTCAGCTTGCATCTGATTATTGTTAGCCTCCTGAGCCCTCTTATGCGCTTTCTCTTCCTCTGCCTCTAATATTCTTTTGACTGAGGCTAAGGAAGTAGCTTCATAAATCTTAACTAATCCTGCCAAACTAGCAGTTTGAGTCTGCATAGCTGCATGGGCTAAATTATCTAACTTCTGTTTAACATCTGTGGAAGAGTTATTAATATCCACTAGTAATCCTAAATCTAAGGAAGCTAAATCATCTCCATTAATTTCAAACAAAATACTAGTTAAATCATCTCCTATACTTCTAAACTTTTTAGTATTACCTCTCATTGCGAAGATAATAGTATCTAAAAAAGTCTGGAGTGCTCTTTGTACAGCTATATAATGAAATGAAAAATAAGGCTCTGTATTGTAAGAACTTTGAAGTACAGATCTTTCAATCCCTCCCTGAGTTTCAGAAGCTTTCATAGACCCCATACGTTGAGGTGTAATTCCTGAGATATAAGCCATTTCAGCTTTAAGAAAGTCTAATAATTTTAAATTATACTCTATAAAGCTCGCCTGACTAAAATTAATAGGTTTCCCTACAGTATTCATTTGACCTGCTAGTTTTCCAGTAGCAGCTCCTTTATTCCCTTCTTTAAAGGAATCAGCGAGAGCTATTTTATTCTTAATTAAAAAATAATACCAATCTATCTCATCCATTCCAGATGGTAGTTTAGCAATATCTAATTCATAAGCAGAGCCTATATCTTTAGCTATAGCATCATTTACTCTAGCCATTACAATATCATACATATATTGGTAAGGCTTCAGCCTATCCATAAAGGATACTGCTCTAAATTCATTATAGGAGCTTACTACCCCAGTTATACCAAAATGACATTTAGAAGGATTTGATACTCTATTATATTGTATTTTACGAGGTCTTACATAAGGGTAAATATCTTCTCCAACTTTAATTCCTTCGTAAGCATGATTAACCCATATCTTTTTAATAAGCTTTTCTCCAAGTTCCTCATTAAGTATATAGCTTTCAGGCATTAAGTCCTCATAATATTCTCCAGTCTCTGGATCTATCATCCCAACTTTCTGAAGTAATTTATATGATTTCCAGTATACTTTAAGTATCCTGATATTACCAAAAGCATCTACAGGGTCATTTGCATAAAATCCAGAAAGCCTAGATACTCCAAGGGCTGACTCTAATGAATCAAACTCTCCGTCACTAAGCTCCCCATCTTCTCCTGTAAACACAAACCCTGCTGTAGGGTCATAATTATTCATACTATCTGTTTGATCTCCTATAGTCATAGATTCAATAGTATCTATATCTGAAGGAGTAAGGTAGTCAAAATAAGTATCTATTATATCTCCAGGACTCATGTGGTCTTGGTAGATAATTATATCAGCATCTTCGTAAAGATTACTATACCCATTAAGTAATACATGAGTTTTAAGAGGGTTAAGAGTTTCAAAAGTAGGATTTCCTGATACTACATCACATTGGTAAATCTCTTCACCTACTAATAATGTATTAAAAAACCCTGCATTTAATTTAGCTTTTACTCCAAGCTCTTGCATAAAATGATTAAAGAGCCAATTAGCTCTTACCTCCAACATATCTTGGTAAGAATATTTAAAGAATTCTGCTTTTTTATCTAAAGCATTGGATAGTTCTTGCTCATCAGGATAATTATTCTGAAGCATAGAATTTAAAGTCCTTTTAACTTCTTGGGCTTTACGTTCCTCCATATCAGATATAGCATCAGGATTAGTGATAATTACCTGATAGTCTGTAGTCCTATTACTTTCTTCTCCTAATAATACATTAATTAGAGGAGTTACTATAGGGTAATGTTGCATATCATCAGGCTCAAATCTAAAATCCATAGTATGAGGGCCTAATAAAGCCTTCATATCTGACATAGAAAGATCTCCCTGCCACAACTTATAATTAGTATATTTCCTTTGAAAGGATTTACGAGTAAACGAATTAGTCTGAAAAATCTGCCCATCTGCCCAATCCATGTTATCTCTTCCCCACTTAGATACCCCTTTCTCAGAGTACTTCTTACGAGAAGAGACTTTTTGCTTAGGTCTGCTGTTTATTTTTAGTATGGCCATAATTATTTATTTATTGCAAAAATATAACATTTTCTAGTGGTTTCCTAATTTATAGGAGCTAAAGGCTTTTGATGGCTATTATCTACTTCTTCTTTTATTATCCATGAACCCTTTAAAGAATCTAGAGTTAGTAATATAAGTAGGATCTTCTGCTGGACTTTGAGTATCTCCTTTTTGTGTTAGTAGGAATTTACCTTTCATCTCTGCTCTAGCTATCATTAATACTATAAAAGCAGACACTCTATCAAAGTTACCATCTAAATTCCAATTTATAAATTCTTCTAGTAATGCTGGAGACCTTAAAGTTTGCATATTACGCACTACAGCATACTCATCAGTTTCATCTATATCTTCAGGTTGAGAAGTAGCTTTTGTTAGCATCCATTCCCTGGATAATGTTCTTCCCCAGGCTTTAATATTTTCAGAAGAAGGAAGTCCTTTTATAGTATTACCTATAGTTCCTGCTTTAACGAAATCTTTATCAGATAGAATCTCTGGCCTATCCATAAGCATCCAGAGCTTATTCTTATCTCTAGCATAGTAGTAAAATCCTTTAATATTACTTTCGTATAATATTTGACAATTATAAAATTCTGCTAATCTCATACATCCTTCAAAGAAGTCATCTGTCATAACAGGCCTCCCTGAATACTCAGCTACTACACGATCTGTAAGTAAATCTAATACAAAAAAAGATCCTATAGATACAGAATCTGTTTCCTCAGCATCATTAGCATAAGGATCCATTGCTGCTACATATCTACCTCTTCTAGGCTTATCTTCTGTTAATATAGTTTTAGGTAACTCAAACATTTCTATAGAACCGTCTACTACAGAATTTTTAAGAGGAAATTCCCTTATAGGGTATAAAGTTTCTGGAATAAACTTATGTCTTCCATCTGATTCTCCAATCCTACCTATATAATGCTCTGCTTCAAAACTAGCATTAAGTATAAGTTTTTCTTTTATATCTTTAAGATCAGATACTGGAAATATTCTAGATTCTGTTCTAAGTATTGCTTCTTGTGGAGTTATAGGTTCTTCAGCTTTTCTTTGTGTTAATGCGTTAGGATCTTGGGAGTTATATTTAATTACATGGCGGTCCATGATAATCTCTACTAAAGCTTTTACTATATCAGGATTTCCATCTATATCGTAACAGTTCTTACGATTAATATAAGTAGGCCAAAAAAATCCTACTTCTTTAGAACCGTCAGCTCCTTTATCAAATACATTAGGCATACCTAATATATTGTAAGCTGCAGGTCTATAAAATAGCTTTCTAAGACCATCAAACTTTGCTCCAGATGTACCTCCAGTTCCGCCCGCAACCATCATTCCGAATACTAAGTTCCCCTCTTCCACAGCATTACGGTTAATATTCCAAGTCTGTTCTAGGTTATCTATAGTACCAGCTTCCTCATATAAAATAAAAGGAGCTCTAATACCACGAGCTTTATTCGGATTATCTTTAACTGAAATTCCAGACATAGAAGATTTAAGTCCTTTCTCTATTCCATACTCATCTTTATACCCAAACTTCTTCTCTGCTGCTCTATCTATTAACCTTAACTTTGGTAAAGGAGTAGTAGAGCCAATCCAGTCTAACATCCCTGTTGCTTTAGGGAATATACCATCAATACCTACTAAATAGGTGTTATCAATAGCAATATAATAGTTAGGAAGATCTGGCATTGTATACATGTTTCTAGGCCCTTCACTAGCAGTTTTATATGAAAATCCTCTCTGTCTAGACTTTAGTAGAGAGCAGTGGGCTCCATTATCCTGAGCTAACTCTCTATAGTGAAACCATAAATAATCTCCTAACCATACTTCTGGAAAGTCAACCATTCGTTCCCCTCTAATCTTCTTAGCAGACATCTTACCTGCCTTTCTATTAGTATTTTTACTAGAAGGAGACTTTACTTCTTTATTTACTAAGATAGGACAATAGTTTAAATAGAAGTAGTAAGGCCCTGAGATCCATTCTCCATCAGACTTTCTAACTACTCCATCTTTCCATCTCCTTACCTCTTCTTTCCAAAACTTAAAGTATTCTGAATTAGGGTTCTTGCTTGGAATAAGATTAGTATACTTTTTATTCTCTTTGTAATATCTAGCTCTCTTTGTAAAGAAAGCCATATTCTGTAAAATATGAGGATTAACTAAAGTAGTTTTAGTTATCTCTATACGAGTATCTCCAGCTTCATTATATACTACTCTTTTCTTATCCTTAGCATACCCTCTTACTTCCTCTGGGGCTATTATATTTTGGATGAATTTAATCTGCTGCATAGTATAAATAAGCTCTTCCCAAACTTCTTTAGGGATTTCTTCCATAAGCTCCTGAGTTAAAGGAGTTTGAAGCTTATTCATATCGAAGTATTCTATAATCTTCTCTTCCATCCTTAGTCTAATCCTATACCATCTTCAAACATATTTTTCTCTCTAGCTCCAAAACTAGTTCTTCCTTCTACTTTTTGGGCTATAATTTTCTCTCTAGCAGCATCCAGCTTATCCATAGTTTCAGGGATCATATTTAAAGTAGTTAATACATCCTTTAAACTATAAACAGGATCTCCGTTCTTCTTCTCCTTTTTAAGTAATGTATCAGTGTCATCAAGCTGTCTACGTACAGTATCAGCAGCAGAACTAGCTGCATTATATAATACAACTCTAATATCATTTTTAGTAGTGTCCTTAAACCACTTAGCACAAGCCTTTGTTTTATTTGATAAGAAATGTTTCTTCCCACTGACTCCAATATCTGCAAGTATTATTTCCTGCCTAAGCTCTTCATCAGGGTTATCTAAGAAGTAGTCTAAATGAGGAGTATACATTAAAGCTATAAAAAGTAATCTCTTTATAGCTCTCTCTTTAGAAATAGATCTGTCTTCATCCATCACAGCTTTAACAGAGCTAATCCCCAAGGCAAGGGGATTAACTTCTAGTTGATACTGATCATTTACTACTAGTAACTCCATTATCCTACAGTTACAGTATTACTTTCTTCTACCTTATATAAAATATCTGATTCCTGCATAATATAAAAAGTACTTTCATTAATCTCCAGTATTCTTTCTTCTGGAAAAGCAATAACATATTCTGTACCTACATCAGAAGCTCCAGGTTTAGTTTTAATATACCTAGCGAGAGATATAACTACTTTATCTCCCACTTTAACATCATTAGAATACTTATTTATAGCATGCACCTCTAAGAGTTCATCAACTGCCATTACTTGGTCAGGTACAATAACTCCTACTTCATTTTCTTTCTTATGCTCTACTATGATACTTCCATTAGGAGGGACAATGAACCCTTCTAAGTGCTGAATTTTACTTAGTATTTTTTCCATCTCTTTTACGTCTTATTTTCTTTAATTTAGTTAAACTAGGGTATAATTTACCTATACGAGGTATATTAAAAGTATGCTTCATTTTATAGAAATCTTCTTCTGTCACCTTACTGAAGTCTAGACTAGAAGCTGTTTTTGATATAAATTTAAACATACTATTTTTTATATCTTCAACTTTCTGGAGACTTATCCCCTGTTCCAGAGCTATCCTCTCTACTATTTTTTTGGTTCTTGGGTCTAACATCAAAATGTAATAATAAGTTATATGGCTTACCCTCTTTTACTGTTACAATAAATAAGGGATTAATCTTACGATCTTTCCCTTCCTCTAGTATTACTTTCTTCTCCTTTAGCTTAGGTATATAATTAATATCTAAAGTCCTCTTATCTGTAAGTCCTGAGATACTAGCTATAATTTCCTTATACTCAGGAGAAAAAAGTAATTTATTTAGTATTGCTACATCTTTTACCTTAGTAGAAAGTTCACTTCGTACTTGTAAAATAGCAGCAATTACGTCTATTTCTTTAGGTGTGAGTTTAAAAGAATCCCTAAAAATCCCTATAAATGTCTTATAGACATCCTTCTCAGTTCCCTTTAGTTTTAACTGCTTTGATAGTTCCATCTTCTATTAAAGTATTAATGTTTGTTTTTTCTATATAATGCCCACTACTACATACTCCACAGTGCATAGATATTGAGCTCCCATCTGTACGAAGGACTTTAAGTGATTTACACTTACTACAAAAATACACTGGGATTTTGTCGTAGTTGATTTTAGGCATCTTCAGGAGATTTTTTTATTGCATTTCGTTTTTGTAGAAGTAATAATACTTCTGACAACTCTGCATCAATAGAAGGAAGTAAATTATTACTTTCCTTAGTACTAATAGATTTTCTCCAACTTATAAGGAGATCTACTCTATCTAACTCTGCTTTATAAGCCTCTATTCTTTGTTGCTGCATCTGATGTATCATCATCTGTTGAGCTTGCTTTTCCTCTTGGGTTAATTCCTTTTCTGGTGATTTTGCATCACTGGTTTTTTTTCCTTCCATAATTAAGCTATTTCTATAAATTTATATAATACATCATAGTAAGAAGGCTGTCCTAGCTCATCTTTACCATATTTAAACCTCTTTTTACCTGCTAAATAAGCAGCTAAGTGCTTCTTCTCAAAAGCCCTTTCTTCCTTACTTTTAAAATTATCTATCTTCCCTAAAAATACTTTCTTAATTTTAGAGTGCTTAGCAGTAGCATATACTTCTAAAGTATTACTAACTCTTTTAGTGTCCTGAAACTCTCTTATAGAGGCTTCATCTCTTTCAAAGGCCTTTATTGTATCCTCATCAGAGAGTACTTCAGCTTGTTCTTCTTTTATCATATCTCATACTTTATATTATCTTTAATAATTAGACTACAAATGTATAACTAATATTATAGACTAGCAAACTTTTATTATAAAATAAAGAATAAATTTTCTAAGTGCTTATTAAGTAGAGATATACCTCCCCTTCGCCCCCTTATGTCTCAGAGAGACATGGGGCTGCAGAGGAGAGTATATCTTTAAAAGGTAGTACAGATCTTCGCTATAAAAAGGCTGATTGAGCAAAGCTCAATCGAGAAGCAAAGCTTCTCCAAGAAAAAGCCTTTTTTTAGCTCCAGATCTTAACATAGATACCTGGACTCGAACCAGAGATAATAGTTTTGGAGACTATTGTGATACCTACATATGTACTTCTAAAGAGACTCGAACTCTTACGCCTTTCAGCACTAGGTCCTAAACCTAGAGTGTCTACCATTCCACCATAGAAGCATTAGAGGAGAAAGTCAGACTCGAACTGACAACTTGAGAGTTAACAACTCTACCATTAAAACTACATCTCCATATGTACTTTATCGACCTCAGTCATTTGTATACGAAAGGAAAGTACTAAAACGCTACTTCGTCTGAACGGTAGGACTCGAACTGACGACCTCCTGCATCCAAGGCAGGTAAGCTAGCCAACTGGTATA